AATTAAATTTCAATACCATGATCCGCAGAAAGAGATTTCTTCTCGTTAGCAAATTCATTTGCTTTACGGTTGATCTCTTCCATGCTTTCGGTGATCACTTTAGAGAGTGACTCCAAAGCGGCACGGGCGTTAGAGTTCGTTTCCAGAATATGGCATACGGCTCTAAGCTTATCGACCGAATTGGGAAGATTTATCATTTTCCCATTCGCGTCACGCAAGAGTTTAGCAGTCGGCTTTCCGTCGGCTCCTAACTCATGGGCCTGCTGGTGGCGACGATAATCGTGCCCCAGCGCAGAAGCTCTGGTAATTGCTATTACCTGAGCGAGGACTGGCTGTAAACCTTTCATAGGTTCACCCAGTGCGACTGAGTCAGTATTTACATACTGTTTACCTTCATGGTTCATGTATGTATTTACTCTCAGCTCCCCATCTTTGGACAGAGTAATCTGTCCCTTCTTGGGCATCTGGCGTTTCAGGGAATTAACCTGATTCGCAAGGGCATGGTTTCTTTTCTTGAAACCCTGGAGCATTCTCTCACGAGGATCGTTTGATTCCTCATGAGTAGACGCGTACAACTTGTTATCCTTTTCGGATACCATGTTTTACCTCCTTCCTAACAGTATTCACTAAGTTAGGATCTGCTGGGTGATGACCGCTTAAACGGTTCATCATATCCCTTAGTAAGGCGTCAGTTGAAATTACCCGCTGACGCGCGTCCGCACTCTCCCATTTGTGATGTACATCACAAAGGCGAGCAGCAAGGTCGGAGACGACCGTATCGATGATCCTTGGATTATCAATCCTAAGTATCTCGATCAGTGCCACAAAGGATGAAAGCTTTATTGCTTCATTCTTGAGCGGATTCAGAAGAGTAGTAGAGTTCTCAACTTCTCTCTGCATCATTCATACCTCCTCTGAGATCTTCAGTGAGAGCTATGAGACCCGATCTAATAGATTCCGGGACAATTAATCCTGAATACCTATTATGATCTTCCCCAGGCTTCTCAATTTTGAGATGCCTCTCCCTGCGTCTATCTGCGTAACGCACATAGTCAGGGTTGGCCCTAGCTATCCGATCCTCAAAAGTACGTAAAGTATTGAGAGTATTGGATAGAGTGTCACTTAACTCGTAGATTTCATCCGAGTTAGTAGAGTCCAATATCCTATTAGAATAGGATATGATTTCAGTCACTAAACTTGCCACTATTGGTGGATAGTTGTGACGGTGATCTAGGTCATCGTCGTCTAACTTGAAGGATAAACCTTCAGGTATGAGACACTCTGACCTTCGTACCATGATGTCGTAGTCACTGGCATTAAGCCATACGTCCGACTCATAACGCCTACCTTCCTTAAGGCTGCTAAGCGCTGCCCTAAGTTTGGGATATGTATCCCAGAAGGAGTCGCTCAAAGGTGGTGCTAACCCGTAAGGGCTTGGCAGAGCTTTGAGAATGTCGATTTCGCTTGCGACTTGCTCGCTCACGAACTCGAGGTAAGGATCTCCATAATAGTTATAGTTATGGGCGAATCCTGGCAGATCATGGGCTGAAAGAAGCGTATCAATCTTCTTTTGCTCATAGACACCGTTCGAAGTAATAATCTTCGAACACATCTCAGCAATATAATTGCTGGAGAGACACTTGGATGGTTGGACTTTACAGCCAATACCATTCATAAAGCGGGCGTATTCCTGAAAGACCTCGTGGTCCCAGGATACTAAGTCGTCGCCAATGGCGCGACAGGGGATCGAAGATAACACCTTAGGTGTTAATCTCGAGCTGGGCTTCACACCGTGGATTTTCATCCAAGCGGCTGTGAATACAATTCCATTGGTTAAACTTCCAATAGGAAAGGATGGGTAGGTTCCCATAGGGGTTCCTACACCGTAGCTCGTTATCTTATCCTTTAAATCGGGAAAGATAACAGGACCGTGACAGATGGCATCACAAACCATCAAGTCAAACGCGGACAGTATACCCTCGTTCACAAGCTGTGCGAGGATTACTCGGCTTACGTGATCATAGGGCAATCTATCTGTATAGTTGCTCTGATCAACGCTATCAAAGGTCATCGAACCGTTAAATTCTTTGATCTTTGACGAGAGGAAGGCAGTACACTCTGTGTGCGAGTCTACCCCTTGTACGGACCATGATGAATTAATTGATTTAATCACCTGTCCAATGCCGTAGCTCAGACTCTGCATGATTTCAGCAGGGACTGCTACTACCCGTTCCTTCATTCCTGCCTGCGGAATAAACCGTATGGTGGATAGAGGGATGTCCACATCTTCTGATATAGCGTATTTATCTATATCAAAAGAAGCTGCTTCACATGAGGTGCCGATAAAGACACGTTCTGTGAACCTCGTCGGGTCAAGGACGTAAAGATTCCTTAACCACGTACTACCGAGCTGCACACGAATATTTAACGAATGCAGTTCGCCCAAAGGAACAGTACAATGTACTAAGTTCCCCTCTTCGCTCAGCAAGGTTATTGTTCTAGCCTTGTCCGATGCGGGCACAAGCTTAAGAGGTTCAAAGACCTCATCACTTTGCCCTACACGGAGACCTGATAGAAATATCAGATCTCGAGTGATGCCCGGAATGTACTGCTGTAGTTCTTCGACTACAGAGACATCGCCTACGAAAGGATCCACTATCGAATGATAATGGTCTTCCAATTCGGATCGCGGGATACGAGCACGCTTATCGCGGGCCGGAATCACCGTTTTCAGCTTCATCATGCCTGCCCATGTTTCTTGGGTGAGGGATGAACTGCCATCTAAAGATACCAATTCGCGAAGAAGTGGGTCTTTAGGTAAGTAAGCCGGTTCGTACGAATCGAGCGGACCTCTTACTGTCACTCTCTTAGAGTTCGCTAAGAACCCTAAGCAGTGGTACTCATTGATGCCGCTATCGAGGCGACCAATGAGGGCGTTCCCGAAAAGCGAGGAAATCTCGCTTAGGGCAGTCTTTAGTGTCCCACTGTCAAGTTTTGACAGCTTGGAAGCTAAGACTGGTACCATGCTGTTGTCGATATTACATCGACTAACAAGCATAGACAAGTGGGCGCAAAGTCCTCTTTGAATGGTGTTCACCGATACTTTCTCCTCTCTAGGAGGATTGTCCTGAGTGAACCCCGGACTCGCGGGAGTAGACCTTAC